TTTTTTTTGTAATCATTAGGATTGAACATCATGCCAACATGATAATTCATGCTGTAATCACCACACTCAAAGATGAATGCCTTTGCCCTTTTAGGTATTTCATCTACATCATGCCACAAATCCTTCAAGAACTTATTGATAGCCCACTTAGCACCAGCCTTGAAGCTATCTTTGCCTCTAAGACAAATCATTTCTTCTTCAACCTCGCCACTATTGTATCTAGCATACTCTGTATCAATATGCCTATTAGCAGCAGCTTCTATTTTCNGCTCATTTGAGGTGCACTTGATTCGGTTGCACATATCTATATTAATAATGCTTGCAATCTCGTTAAAGAAGCAACCAGTGCAAACAATGTCCTTTGTTTCAACCACCTTCAAGATGATTTCTGAACCAATAGGTAAATCTTCCATAACTTTAATTCCTCATTATGTGACACTTTACAACCTTGTTTACTGCAAGAGGTTGCGATTTATTAAAATTATAGATGATATTGCGTTCCATCTGCTCAGGGAAGATGGGTTTGGTGGGCTTTGGAATGTAGATGGTAACTTGTAACTTGCTGTCATCACTAAATGTCATTAAGCACCTTCTTGAAATCTGTTCTATACCAAACATAATTTTGTCCTCCTAATATTTGCATCCGTGAAGATACGGACGTGATTCGTTATACTTCATTTTTAACTTGATGTGCTCCATCAGGTCGATATTGTTGTTCTGTGCTAGGGCGAAAACCTGCATGAGTGTCTTTTGGATAATCTTTGAGATATACCAATACGGCGAGTTGTTGTCAGTAAACGAGCATAGGAAACTGATGATATGGTAGAAACATTTAGCAATACCACACTTGTATTTAATCTTAGCGATTTCATACTCTTCTTTCAGATAAGAGTCGCTTTGAAATTTTGTTGGTTTTTTGGTGTTCATCCATCCTAAGAGAGATAAGATACGAATGGCAATATCGGCGAACTCGGATTCAACCGTTCCTTCAAGAGAGTTCTTGTAGGCGGTAGGAATATCTCTGCCCATCTGAATCTCGCTCTCATAATCTTCAATACTTCCGTGGCGATTGTGTCGGTCTGCCTGAACAGCTTCTGCCATTTCCGTGATGATGAGCATCAATTCGGTTTCTATTTCTGTGCTCTCAGTATAGAAACCATGCTTTTCGGCATTCTTAAAAGCATCTTCTGCTAAGGATGCCAGTTCTTTCTGCGTTATAATTTCCATATTGTTCTTGATTTATTATTTTCTGATAGTGAATGCCATATCGTTGAGGGTGCGGCACCAGTTTATCTTGCCTTCTGCGCATAACTCGTTGATGGCTTGATACGGCTGGGGGAATCCTCGGTTAATGATTTCGGCTGTGAGGACGTGGGTCGGCACGATGTGGGCAGCTTCACGTTCTGCCTGAATCTCAGCGATGATGGCTAGGATTTTTTCTTTCTCTGTCTTCATTTGGCGAAGGTAAAAATGAGACGTGTGTGACTTCGGACTGGAACATTAATAGTTCCCACATTCCGTTCAAGTCTTGCTGATACCATAAGCCATCGTGCATTGTTCCGATGATTGGGTTGCCTTTGTACCATATTACCATGGTCTTGTGGGTAAACATGGCTTTGTGCGCTTTGCTGATGCGCTTGCCTACCTTGATATATCCAAAAATATCCATAAGCTAGAAGAGTGATAGCTGACCAGTCTTGTCGTGATAGTGATTTCCTGAAGGGAAAATCAGTTCCTCGAACATGGCGGTCAGGCAGTTGGTTACTATTGAATTTCCTGCTAGAGCATATAGTTTGCTCTTGCTGATAATGAGTTGACCAGTCTTCTCCTTGCTCAGGAGTTTGTCTATGTCAGCTTCGTGTACTCCCATCAGTCGGAAACAATCTCTTGGAGTGTACTTCCTGATTTGGATGGAGTATTTCTTTCCGTTTGGTGCGGTATGAATGATTTCTTTGTTCATGATTGTTACGAATGTCATGTTTGCTGTATCTATGGTTGTCTTGATGGTAGGGGAGATACCTTGCATTACTGCTTGGTTGTAGATGTCGAGAACTTGACCGCCTACATCAGGCTTTACCTTCCCCGATAGGAGCAGGGATTTCATTCTCTTTCCTCCAGTTATCATATCTCCTTTACGATTAAGAATAGTGGGATGCAATTACCTCCGTGACCCATAGCAGAATTGAGAGTAGGAGAGATTCCCTTGGTGGAGTAGACTCTGGTCTGCTGCTCTATTCTGCCTTTGATTTGGAGGTTTGCTAGCTTTATAATTTTGTCACACATTCTTTTATTTTTAAGATAAATGTATTGTGTTCAAAGGAAGCTGTTGTGATGGTTGGTGATATTTTCGTTTTAAATAAACCACCTTTAAAACTCCCATGTTTGTTTCTGTATATTATCATACTCTTTTTATGATAAGAACTCCACCTTTCGGATAATGAGCGGTGTCTATGAGGTTCATGATGCTTATCATAGAGAAACTGGCTGTGACTGCTACAGAGCATCCATCAGCAGTTTTCGGTATTGCAATCTTCGGGGTATAGTTTTTCGATTGATTCATTGATGTCTGCTTTGGTGAGATACTTTTCGAGAAGGGGCTGGGATAGGAAATATTCGGGAGATACGTTGTCTTCCAAGATGTCCTCAACCGTTGACTCTAGCTTAATGGGAGAAGGGAAGTGATACTCTGGGTTTGGCTCGTCTTCCGTTCTGAGGATGGAGATACCGAAGATACGTTCACGATTCTGAGGGATTCCGTAATCTTTGGCATTCAGTACCTTGTAGAAGGAGGTGTAACCGAAGGAGTCAAGGTCTTTGAGGTACTGGAAGAAGTACTTCCTCATCTTCTCTGTGAGTAGACCTTTCACATTCTCTAGCATCACATACTTCGGTTTCTTGACTGCCAGCATTCTTTTCTCCTGAAAGATAAGGGATGAGCGTGTGCCGCTGCCTTCCTCTGCTCCTTGGCGAAGTCCTGCATTGGAGAAGTCTTGGCATGGTGAAGACCATGATATGAAGTCGAAGTCGGGAACCTCATTCCAGTCTATCCTTGTCACGTCTCCGAAGTTAGGTATGTCTCTTCCGTGCAGTAGTCCGTAGGCTTGGATGGCTGATGGTTCTATCTCTGAATAGCCAACAACCTTAAAGTCGAACTCAGGATGCTTATCTTTGAGGTACTTGAAGGCTAGGCTCTGACTGCCATAGCCAGCGAATGCCTCAAAGACTCTGAGAGGATGCTGTTTGTTGTACTTACTGATTGCTATCATTTTGGTAAACAGATTTGTGGTTTATGGATTCCATTGGATGCCCAAGCGTTCCAAAGTTCCGTTATCACGATATATCTCCAACTGCTTTCGGCATAGGCTATGAGGATTCTTTTGCAGAAGCTCTATCATACCTATGATGCGTGTCTTGAAAACGTTGTCCTTATCCGCATTTGTCACGTTCTGTTCAGCCCTCGTCTTTGCGATAAGTTGGCTGATTTCGGAAGGGTTCTCGTTAACGGCTGCTGGCGGTGGTGTTGCTCCGATGAGTTCGTCTTCCCATCCTCGCTGGTTGAGGAAGGTTTGGAAGTTCTTTCTGTACTGCTTGTCGGGCTGTGAGATTACATAGAGAGGAATATACTCTATAGCTGCCTTGCGGTCTTTCAGGCTCATGGAGTTCCATTTCTTTTCGAGTTTGGCTTTGCAGCCTACCTTCTTGTCGTACAAGTTCCATGCTCGCTCAAAGGTATATTCGTCTTTGATTTCCTTTGGAGGAGCGGTTACCTTATAGCCTTTGGCTTCTAAGAATTTTATAAAAGCATTGGTTAGTTCTTCTTCATTCTTAGCTGTTTGCATATCAAAAGCACTTGCTATAATTTCAAATGCGACATTTGAGGATTGAATTATATCATTCATAGTTCACCATTTAAATAATTGTCGATTGCTTGGATAAAATCTTCTATAGAGCGGACAATGATGTACTTGCCACCATGTCGTTCTACTTCATGCTGGAATACCTTCTGTTCGGGTTCCTGCATACCTTTCGGTGTTTTATTTTCGATGCAGAGGAAACCGTACTGGGAGGTGCGCTTCAGGAGCAGCATATCAGATACTCCTGCCTTCATACCTTCTTCTTTGAGCCATGCGGCTTGTCGGGAGGTTCGCTTGCCACCATTAGGAACGGCAAAGAAGACTCCTTCAAGGTCAGGATATACCCCACGGATATACCTGACCTCTGCGGCTTGCAAGTTGTGTTCATCGTAGGATGAACGCTTGCGTATCTTCTTGCCTTCCTGCTCTAGCTTTGCTTTGATTTCAGCGTAGCTTGCCATTACCAGTCGGTTGAGAAAAGGTCGTTGAGAGAATCTTCACCCATCAGACGGATGGCTTCATTGGCAAGGTATTGACTCTTAAAGTAAACAATTCCGTCATTTTCTGAGGAAATAAACATGGCTTTATATCCTTCGTATCGTCTTTTGATAATATACCAATTATACGTACCTTTATTGAAGTCGGGTTTCCATCCATCATTGAGATACTTGGCGATGTTCTGCAACTTGTTGAAAGCAATCAAACGTTTTACCTGAGCCTCGCTGGTGCAGTTGTCAACATCTTTGTAATTTGATGGTGATGCCATGTCTGAGTCAACACCATCTTTATAAGCCCAGTATATCTTATTATTAACGAAGAGTTTCTTGCAAATATCATCATAAGTGATAGGATTGCCTTCCTCGTTGTTAGGAACATTTGCATGTTCCGTCTTCTTGCGAACCATCAACTTACCATCCTCAGCGAAGAAAAACTGGAGGTTATCAGGGATAGGGTACTCTACTGCCGAACCATCAGCAGGAATGCGCAACTTAGATAAGGTTGCCTTTCCGTTATTGATGTTGGTAACGTCCTGATTACTGATGCCTTCTGCATGAATATCAGGAGTCTTTTCCTCGGCATTCTCTGCCATTTTCTTTGCAATCATATCTACACCTTCGCCAACGATTGCTCCGAAAAGCATCTGTGCAAATGGTGGTAACTCTGGGGTGTTGTTGCGCTGACGATTACGTCTGTTGTTGCGCTTGTCGTTTCTACGTGTCATATCAACTATAATTTTGTAAAATGTTATTAAACTCGTCTTCTGTAACACCATCTGCATAGAGTATCGTGAGGATGGTGTCTAAGACTCTACTATATACTTCATTAAAGGCTGGCTCATCCATCTTGGCGAAGGAGATAGACTTGGCTCTCTCCAAGAACTTCTGTCCGTTGAGGTCGTAAAGCGGTTCGCTGAATCCTGATGTTATCAGAAGCTGCTCACGGAATGTGTCTATAGAACGTAGGTTTGTGCGCTGCTGCTCTGTGAGACAATCCCATGCTGCTCTGATAAGGGAGAAGAACTTGCGGTGAAACTTGATGTTCCTTGGTCGAACTATGTTCGCCTTGACGATGGAACCAACCTTTATCTTTTTCATTTCCTCGTAATCATCATCCGTGTAAGGACGAAGACCAGTGGAGGTTCTTACTAGATGGATTTCCATACCTTATATATTATTGGTTTGGGGCAGGGAAGGGAAGACCCTGCTGCTGACCACCTGCATATTGAGCGTTCTGCTGAATAGGTTGACCGCTTGCGTTAACCTGAGGGGGAAAAGCCTGCATCTGCTGCGGTGGATAGTTGGCTGCTTGCTGCTGAGGAACCTGACCAACCTGACTCTGGACAACCTGTCCTTGCTGCTGGGCATTTGGTCGTTCCACCTTCCAACAATCCAACTGATTGAACCATCGTCCGTCTCTAGACTGATGCGCCTTCAATCCGATGTTTGCGGTGATGATTTCACCTACCTGAATGCCGAACTGCTGAATCTTGTCTGAACCGTAAACTTGGATAACGGCTCTTGAAGGGTACTGCTGATTCAGTTCCTCAATAACAAACTCTTGGGAACTCCATTGAGTTCCGTTTTGGGAAGTTCCCATTTGAACTTGCCCTGCTGCAATAATTTTACCAGTAAATTTAACGTTCATATCTATACTTAATTAAGTTTGATTATTATTGATGGCTTGGTGGTCGTTTCCTTTAGGTAGTGCTCGTAGTGGTCAGGCTCCGTGTCCTTGAACAGCTTCGTGTCGAAGGTCTTCTTGGTGGTAGCTGCCACATAAGAGTAGGAGGCGAACTGAGTCTTGACGGATTTCTGCTTGTTGTCTTCCATCATCTTCATTATCTTTTCCTTCAACTCATCCTGCTTAATCTTCAGGGCATCCACACGAGCGGTTATTAATCTGAACTCCTGCTCTAGTGCAGAAAACTGCTCAGGAACTTCCACCTTATACTGATACTCTGCATCATCTGCAAGATAAGCAGCGATTAAATCGTCAATCTGATAATCAGCTACCCTTGGGAGTGGCTGGAACTTGCTCTGTCCGTTCTTGAACCACATACAGACTATCTCCTTCACCTTCAAGTCAGGATTCTGCTCCTCGAACCATTTTGCATAGATTGATAGCTGGAGCGATACGTTGTCGTAGTGAAGGGTGGCGGTGGTCTTGTAATCTACCAGATAGATGTTGCCTTCGCTGTCGGCAAAGATTCCATCAATGGCAGATGCGAAGTTCTCACCATCTGTAACAAGATACTCGGATGCTACATAGTGTAAATCGTATGCGACTAACATACTATGGAAGGCTTGAAGCTCTTCCGTAGGATTCGGGTACTTCTTGATGTCTGCATCGAAGATAGAGCAGAAGGTTTCAAACGTGTTGTGGATAAGACCTCCTCGCTCTGCTGCCTTCTTCAATACAGACTCGGGAATATTCTTATAGGTGTCGGGGAAGGCTTTCTTGATGAGCGTTCCCGTTACTCCTTTCAGTTCCTTCTTGCCGATGAAGTACTGATGAGACTCCTCAATGAATGTGATTTTTGGCACATTCAGGCTGATTTTCTTTGTTTCTGTTGTCATATTATTGTATACCTAATTGTTTCTTCTTGGCTGATACTGCTTGCATGAACTGAGTGTTAGAGCAGAGTGGCTGGTAATGCTGAATTACCCACAATAGATTGTCCTTGCTAACACATCTGCTCAGATAACCCAATCCTTCGTTCAGGTCGCTCGGGTGGTACTGAGAGGATGCTGGCTGCTGGGTGTTTGGCTGCTGAGTCTGTGTTTGCTGCTGCGCTTCCTGATGCTGCCCATCGTTGGTGGTATCAGAATCAGCATTATCATCAATGGCAAAGAGACCGTTGAGAGCATACTTTCGGGCGTAGGAGGATGATGCTCCAGTAATCTGACTGCCATCCATACCTTTCTTGGTTTCCTCTTCTCTAGCCCAACCATTGGTTGTTTCACACTCGCCCTTCTCGTTCTTGATGGTAGCAGTTGCCTTCACGTAGATGCGGTTACCTATCAAGACTACATCATCGGTGATGATGAGCGTACATTTCTGCTTGGCGAGTAAAGGCTTGACAGCTTCTAAGATGTCCTCAGCCTTGCGATACTTGTAGCCACCGAATTTGTTGAACTGACTCTTCGGGGCTTTCAGTTCTGACTGAATTGCGATAAGTTCTTTCATATCTTATATGTATTAAGTTGTTATTGATACTTCCATTGATACATGCTACATCTGTAGCCGCCATCTGGGTTCTTATTCGGGTTGTCACACATGGTCGAGAAGATACAATCATGACAACTATTTGCTTTATATCTCATATTGTATGGTTTAAATGTTCAAATTAAAAGCCCCACGGTTCTCACGAATGGTGGGGCGAGAGTTTTTTATTTTTGTTTAACCTGAGCGGTCGCTACCGCATCGAAAATGTAATCTGTATGAAATACACTAATATGTCAATATTTGCAATTTCCTTTAGAAAAGGAGGGGCAGTAAAATGAATATGATAAAACCGCCACCTCCGTGGAGCGACATCTATACAATCTTGGCGGATGGTGAATCGCTCCTTGGTTCCCTTCTGCATTTATGGAGGCTTAGGACTCCCAGCACTTGTAATCGCACATATTGTGATATATCTGATTTCTATAAAATAACCAATTATAACTATTGAACCGAATAGAAGAAAGAAAGCGTGCTGGCTGCATTAGAACCGATTTGTAGTTGTGCGCTCCTACCTTTAGATGCTACCTTATTATATAAGGGTCACGGCATCAGGTCTGCTTCTTCACAAGTGAACTCCAAGTTTTTCCAAATTCCACCTATCAGGTGTATGTACTCGCTTGCCACTTCCACGTCTAAGCACCATCTGTGGTTAATGATGCTCCTTTTGGGTACGTGTACCTCTCTAGGAAGGTTTATCCTATCCGATATAAAGCCTTGGAATCGGGCTATATGGGGCGCAAGGTGGGACTCGAACCCACGCATATGACATTTCATCACTCTACCAACTGAGTTACTTGCGCTGGGTAAAAACTTAAAACATGTAAAATTATAACGACAAAGTTATAGTGGAGACTGGGAGTAGCAAACTCCAAAAAACCTCTGCTCTTTTCAATGACTGAAATATTATAAGACTTAACACACTAATAACTTAATACTTAACTATTCTTGTGAGGTTCAATCTCCATATATCTTACTTGCCTACTTCCTTGAAGTAGGAGTGAATTTCCTTAACGGCAACAGCGAAAGCTATTACGCTGGCTACCAACATTACATCTGCTATCATAAGTTTATCTGTTTAATGGGTAAAACAATAGGCTGCTGCCTCTGATTTCAACTCTGCCATGCTCTTTCTGCGATTCTGAGTCATCCACTCTTCCAACTCGCTCTTCTTGAAGTAGAGTCGGTTGACATTTGGTTTATAGCAAGGAATGATTCTGTTCCTGACGTTCTCTCTCACTCCTCTAACCGTCATACCAAGAATGATTGCAGCTTCATTAATGTTGAGCACATTCTTTGCAGCTATGAGCGAATACTGCTCTATGCGGTCTAGCTGCTCCTTAATCTCTTTGTCTATCATATCAGTTGAATTTGATGGTTTGTTGACTGGCACTAGCTGCCTTGGCTGGCTCTGTTCTACCAGTGCCCTTATCGCTGGGAGTGTTCTCCTGCTCTATCAAGGGGAGAATGCCCTTCGCTTTGAGTGATTCATAAAGGAAGATTCTTCCTTTCGTTGTCCACTCGGTGTTGTACTTCACATCGTGCCGACCATCACTCCTTAATATGTCTACTGCTCTGCTGTGAACATATCCACCTTCTAAGAACTGGGCAAACAATATCCATTGACCTCTTACCTTGTGTTGGATTCTCATAGACTCCAACTCCTTATTTAACCTCATGGCACTCATTCCGTAGTCCTGAGCAATCTGAGTAACGGTCATGGTGGCATTACTCTGCAAGATTTTGTCGTAGTAGCTAACCTTAGGCAGCATTTCGGTAATCTTGTTGCCGAGTTCCATGTTCGTCTTGCTGATATTGACGATTTGTTCCTGCTGCTTCTTATTTTCCAAAGCTAGCTGCTGTTTCTCCTCCTCAGCCTTGACCAGAGATTTGAGAGCTTCGAGATAGTTCTGAGGAACGGATGGATTGGATTGTTCAATCTGTCTCTTCATAGCGTTGAAGGCTTCGATGTATTTCAGTTTGAACTCCATCGCCTTCTTGCCATTGAATCCCATCGCCAGCAGAGTGAAACCATCTTGGTTCATAATGAACATAGGATAACTCTGTTTGTTCTGCTCATTGACGTATGTCGTTTCTTCAAACATCGGGGTCTCGTCGTTTTTAACGATACCCCCTTGAAGTATCTTCCTTATCGCTTTGAGAACATTATCATGAGGTTTCTCAAAGACCTCGGCAACCAGTTTACTATTTGTTAGGGGTTGGTTACCTTCACCTCTATAAACGATTTCATTCATATTGCCTCCTTTTTTATTATTAAAGGAACACTACCTTGTCTACCTTAACACCTCCGAACTCATTCAGGGCATCATTCCTGATGTCTTCGGCTTGCCTGCTCTGACTTCTAAAACCTAGAGCGTTGTATATGGTTTCCCTTCGGCATTCATATCGCTCAGCAAGTTTTTTACGTCCTTCGGGCGAAACTTTGATAATTTTTATCTTTTTTACTTGCATATCTTAATTTTTTGTTGTACTTTTGCTTCTAATAATTAAGCAACTTGTTGTTTACGAGTGCAAAGGTAAGCAAATCCGCCTAACTAACCAAATATTTTTGGGAAAAAGTTATCCCGATTTGCATAGTTTAAGTATAGTATAAAAATGTAAAATGTATGGAAATAACTGTGTATCAAAGAATTAAAGCGTATATTGATGATAATCGTATATCATTGAATGCTTTGGCAAAAACGCTTAATATGAATCAATCTACGGTTCTTAGACAAGTTAAAGGTGAGCAGACGTTGTCTTCCACGTTGGTAGAGAACTTCCTAAAAGTCTACCCAGATGTGTCTGCTGAATGGTTGATGCGTGGTGTTGAGCCAATAGAAGTAGGCGAAACTGCCGAATATGTTGCAGAAAAGACTAGTGTAGATTATGCTGCTGATGCTATTCATCCTAAAGAATCAGATTCTGATGATTCTGTCTGGAAGGCAAAGTACGAGGAACTGGAGAAGCGCTACGACCAGCTTCTATCTATCTTAGGCGGTGGAATGAGACAAGCAAATGTAGGATAATTAAAATGTGGTAGGTATGGAGTTACTTGTGTGTATATTCTCTACTTTCGGAATGGCGGTATTTATAGGTTATATCGTTTATCTAATTTACAGAAAACTTACATTGTCCAATGGAGTAGAAAATTTCTGCGGATGTTTAGCTTTTTATTTAGTACCATTATGCTTGATTGGTCTTTGGATTATTTCAGGTAGTGTTACTTTAAGTAGAAAGGAACTTCCTAAGAAATTATCTTTAGCAAGAGATACAATCAAATTGAAAGATAAGATGATTGATTCTTTGAAAAAGGAAAACTCAGACTTATCTTTGAAGTTATACGGAAGGAGAGAGAAAGATTTAATAAACTCTCTTAGTAATGAAGACTATCGGACTATTTTTGGGGAAGAAAAACCTTCAAAAACAGAAAGCGATATAGAGTCTTATGATAATAATGATGAAAGTGTATATATTTGTACTGGAGAAACTTCTACCAAGTATCATAGCGACCCTGATTGCCGTGGTCTCTCTCGCTGCTCAGGAGAAATAGAAGAGGTAAGCGAGGAGGAAGCTGAGGATATGGGCAGAACTCCTTGCAAGATATGTTATTAATTTAAATGTGTGAAATATGAAGAAGATTTTATGTTTTATGATGTTTATCTTGCTGCTGGTATCATGTAGCAAGGATTCTGGTGAGGAAGTTAGGCTGACTTCAAACTATATAGAGGTTGCTGGAGTCAGACATCAGGTTGATAAGTTTTCAATAGAGAACGAAACGGATTTTCATATAGGCTCCAAGAAGGATGGAACTTATATTTCTTTCGGTTATACTTGGTACAAAGTGCCGATTGGCGAAAAGATATATTTCGTTGAGACAGACGAGTATTTGGATTATTTTGAGTTGGTGGATAACCACAGAAAATGCAACTTAACGGATGGTTCTTCTGATAGTTTTTACTTAATCAAGAAGAATGGTGATAAGTATATCGTTGATATATATAT